AGATATGACAGCCAATCAAAGCAAGGTAGAATCTGTAGCTATCGAGGACAATGTTATTACTGTCACTGCTCCGGTTGACGAGCTACTTGCATATGCGAGCTCGAATCCGGCGCAGGGTACGCATAAATGGGTCGCTATCCTCATCACCACAGGAATCCCCGCAATCACGGCAGTCAAGTACAACGGCAGTCAGCTGACATCAGCCGATGCTGCGGAAGCAGCTGCTGTCGGCGGGCAGGCAGGAGACATTGTGATGTGGCTGAAGTGCGATGAAGTCGTAAATCAGCCGAAAATATTTACCTTGTGGGCATCCGGTTATCCCGCTGCTGAATTCACCGTTGTCATCGCAGAACCGGAAACCGAAGAATAAGGAAAGGACGGTGGCGGTATGACGCTTCTTGAAAAAGTAAAGGCAAACCTCATTCTGGAGCATTCGGCAGATGACGAACTATTACAGATGTATATCACCGCCGCCGTTTCCTATGCCGAGAGTTATCAGCATCTTCCGGAATATTACTACAAAGACCATCCGATGCCCCCAACCACAGAGCAGGCCGTCATCATGCTGTCGTCCCATTTCTATGAGTCAAGGGACGGCAGCACCGGCGGCTTTTTTGCCGACAACGTGCAAGCCGGACAGCAGGTGTGGAATACTGTCAATCTTCTTCTGAAACTCGACAGAAACTGGAAGGTGTGATTATGAGCTTCGGTAAAATGAATACATTTATTGAAATTATCTCAACCGAGCCCGCAAAGGACGCGGACGGTTTCACCAGTCACTCGGATACAGTGGTAGCATCTGTCAGGGCATATTTTGAGCAGAAGAACTCTACCGAGCGATGGCGGAGCATGGCACAATCCAATGAGGTGAACGCGCTGTTCCGTCTTCGCTTTATACCGGGAGTCGAACTGAACAACCGCCACATCATTGTCTGTGAAGGAAAGCGTTATAACATTTATTCGGTCGAAAATGTCAGAGGCCGTGATATGTATCTTGAGGTGTTGGCGAGGTGTGACGATGGCTAAAGCGACTTTTCAAATGCCGGAGGAGTTTCTGCTTAAGATTGCAAAGCTTCAGGAGAAAACCGACGAGATCGTTCCCAAAGTTCTGGCTGCCGGAGCCGAGGTGGTCGAAAAGAATGTCCGCTCAAATCTGGCATCGGTAATCGGTAAGAACACCAAAGTCGAAAGCCGTTCAACCGGAGAACTCTTGTCCTCTCTCGGAACTTCACCGGCAAAACAGGACAGAAACGGAAACTTCGATGTTAAAATCGGTTTCAAAGAGCCTCGTAACGACGGCGAAAGCAATGCGAAAATCGCAAACATCCTCGAATACGGAAAACACGGCCAGCCGCCGAAACCTTTTCTGAAACCGGCAAAGTCGAAATCCAAGGATTCCTGCATTCGTGCGATGAAAGAAAAACTGGAGGAGGAGATTTCGAAGATATGAGCTTGCTTGCTGAATTAAATACGATTATATATTCACTTGGAATACCGGTCGAAACGGGTATCTTTTCGCAAACTCCGCCGGAAAGATATGCGGTTCTGACACCGCTTTCGGATTCCTACGGTTTGTTCTCAGATAACGCTCCGGGACAGGATATAGAAGAGGTACGAATTTCTCTGTTTGACAAGGGTAACTACCTTGTAATTAAGAAGCGTTTAGCGACAGCCTTGCTTTCCGCAGGAATCACCATCACCGACCGCCGGTATATCGGACATGAAGACGATACCGGCTATCATCACTACGCCATTGATGTGGCGAAAAATTATGAAATACAGGAGGAATAAAACGAATGGCTACAATAGGACTTGACAGTCTTTATTATTCCAAAATCACCGAATCCGCCTCGGGCGACGAGACATACGGAACACCCGTAAAGCTTGCCAAAGCAATCGAAGCTGAGGTATCCATCGAACTCAATGAAGCAATTCTGTATGCCGATGACGGGACAGATACCGTAATTAAGGAGTTTAAAAGCGGTACGATCACCCTCGGCATCAACGAAATCGGCCCCCAGGCGGCAAGAGATCTGACGGGAGCCGCTGTGGATGCAAACGGTGTGATTGTTTCTGCCGGAGAGGATGAACCCGCGCCGGTGGCAATCGGATTTCGGGCGAAAACGGCCAAGGGCAAGTACAGATACTTCTGGTTATACCGTGTTCTGTTTGGCATCCCCGGAACATCGCTCAAAACCAAGGGAGACAGCATAGAGTTCCAGACCCCTTCCATCGAAGGAACCATATCGAGAAGAAATAAGCTTGATGCCCAGAACAAGCACCCGTGGAAAGCGGAGGTAACTGACGGCGAGGAAGGGGTATCACCGAATGTCATATCCAACTGGTTCCAGAGCGTGTACGAGCCGGACTATACTACGGCTGATGCAACGCTTGTATCCTTGACACTCGGTGCAGTTTCTCTCTCACCTTCCTTCAGTCCCGATGTCATTGGTTATACCGCAGCCACCGAGAACGCCACAAACACCATCACGGCGGTCGCCACATCCAACAATGCCGCTGTCGCAATCACGGTCAACGGAAATTCCATCGCAAGCGGTCAGTCTGCGACATGGGTCACCGGCACCAATACCGTGGTGATTACCGTTACCAACGGAAATGCCACGAAAACATACACCGTGACGGTAACAAAGGGAGAATAACTTATGGAAAACGAAAGAAGCTCGGTTATATCCATCGGCGGCAAGGAGTACGAATTGCTCCTTACCACAAGGGCGACAAAGGAAATCGGCAAGAAATACGGCGGTCTTTCAGACCTTGGAGACAAACTACTCAAGGCTGAAAATTTTGAGACCGCCATTGATGAACTCATCTGGCTTATCACGCTGCTCGCCAATCAGCCGATTCTGATTCACAACGCAAAGAATCCGCAGGACAAAAAAGATCTGCTCGAACCGGAAACGGTGGAGCTTTTCACCACACCTTTCGAGATTGCCGGATTCAAGGAAGCTATTATGGACTGTCTTATCAAAGGCACCAAGCGTGAAGTACAGAGCGAAGAATCAAAAAACGGATAAACGGGCCGGATACCTCTGACGGAGAGATATTCGCCCGTTTAATCTTTTACGGAGTCACGCTTCTGAACCGTCGCGAAGAGGAAGTGTGGATGATGCCCATCGGTCATCTGCTCGACCAGTGGGAGGTGTATAAGCAGTTCCACGGACTGGCAAAACCCAGACGGGAGCTGTTTATAGACGAGGTTATTCCAAATGGATTATAAAACTAATCATCCCAAATAGAAGAATATATAAAAAAGACCGGAGAGGTTTTCTCCGGTCAATATAATTTACCTTTTCCAGTATTCGAGTGTCATCAACTTGTTTCGTAGCCACTTAGACATTTGTTCAGTTGTTCCCCAATTCCAACGCGGCACAACATCTGCGATGACTTGTTCCATATCTGTATATTTATGGACACCATCTATATAACACCATTTGCAGTATTGGTCATTTACTGTGCCGTCCAACTCTTGACTAAGGTTTTCATCATTATCCAGTGGAGAACCACACACCTGACATGTAGTGTTGCGGGGTTGCCCCAATAGAGTGTTTATGGATATGCCGAAAGTTTTTGAAATGATTTTCAGAGTTTCTGTATTCGGAATTGTTTCTCCGTTTTCCCATCTTGAAACAGCTTGTCTTGTTACTAATAGTTTCTCTGCCATCTCATCTTGGGATAAGTTTCGTTTTTTTCTTATATCTAAAAGTACATTTTTAGTTTCCAAGTTCTACACCACCTTTCGCATTAATTATACCAAAAAAAATAATAAAAGCAAGCAACTTGTTGTTGCGGTTAAAGGAGGCGGTAATATGGCAGACAATTTCGGCCTGCGGATAGGCATTGAGGGCGAGCGTGACTTCAAGAAAGCGATCGCGGATATAAATTCGCAGATGAAAGTGCTCGGCTCCGAGATGAAACTCGTGGAGTCGCAGTTTTCATCCCAGGATAAGTCGGTGGATGCTTTGACCGCAAGGAACGATGTCTTAAATAAAAACATCGATACCCAAAAATCCAAGATTGAAACGCTGCGTTCTGCACTTGAAAACGCGTCATCCTCCTTCGGCGAAAATGACCGCCGCACACAGGCATGGGCGGTTCAACTGAACAACGCACAGGCGGAACTCAATAAAATGGAGCGCGAACTTGAAGAAAACAATTCCGCCCTCAAGGATACCGGCAAAGGTATGGATGACATGGGAGATGCCGCCGATGAGATGGGCGACGATGTCAAAGAAGCGGGCGATGATGCCGACGAAGCGTCATCCCGCTTTGAAGGTCTCGGCACGGTTTGCAAAGCCTGTGCCGCTGCTCTTGCAGTGGCTTTTGCCGCAGTCTCCGCAGCAGCCATATCCGCCGGAAAAGCACTCATAGATATGTCGACCGAAGGCGCTGCGTATGCCGACACGGTAATGACCGAATCGACCGTCACCGGAATCGCGACAGACAAGCTGCAGGAATATATGTATGCGGCTGAACTTGTGGATGTTTCCACTGAAACGCTCACAAAGTCTATGGCAAAACAGATTAAAAGCATGAAGGCAGTCCAGGACGGCACGAAGCTTTCCGTGGACGCCTATGAAAAGCTTGGTGTACAGGTATTGAACGCTGACGGAAGTCTTCGGGATTCGGATGCGGTGTATTGGGAAGTCATCGACGCACTCGGTAAAATGCAGAACGAGACCGAACGCGATGCACTTGCCATGCAGATCCTCGGTAAATCCGCCCAGGAACTGAATCCGCTGATTACGGTTGGTGCGGAGCGGATGGCAGAACTCGGTGAGGAAGCAAGAAAAGCCGGATATGTGGTTTCGGATGAAATGCTGAATGCATACGGGAAGCTCGACGACCAGATTCAGTATCTGACTGTCGGAACAACTGCGGCAAAGAACGCACTCGGCACCGTGCTGCTTCCCGTGCTTACCGACCTTGCCGGTTCCGGTGTTGACCTTCTCGGAGAGTTTACCAACGGCATACTGAATGCCAACGGAGATATATCGCAGATGGGCAAGGTAATCGGGGACATTCTCCCGAAGGCAATCGATGTCATTATGGAGTATGTTCCGGTAATTCTCGACCTTATAATTTCACTTGTCACATCCATCGGAAAAGCTATCGTGGATAATCTGCCGATGATAGTTTCGTCCGCGACGCAGATAATCCTTTCCATCCTTGAAGGGCTTGTTTCAGCTTTACCTCGAATCGCTGAAGGTGCCCTTATGCTTGTTTCGGAACTTGCAATGGGGATCATAAACAATCTTCCGATGATACTTGAAACCGCAATA